AATATATTGGACGAGCAATTTAAGGTACTTTGCTTTGTCGTATTCTTCATAAACTACACATTCTCCGTCTTCACAGGACATAATGATAACAAATTTTTTGACTGATACTCCAGTCAGTTCGTAGTACATTGCGGCATAAGCACAGCACTGTACAAAATAATGGTCAATCCACGAGCGTGGTTTCGGTTTCTTAGAAGTCTTAAAGTCGATGATTGCTAATTCACCATTATATTCGGCAATGCAGTCCGTCGTTCCCGCAATACCTAATTGCTTACTATATAGGGAACCTTCAAGAGAGTGAATATTATCAATATTCTTGAGAGTTGACTTGGCAATATTAAACAGAAACTCTGAGATTGGAAGAACCTCAGAGGGCAGGTCTTGATTTTTTAGGAAATACTCAGTAAGAGTATGCATATCCGTACCACGACTTGTTGCAAGTTTTGTGATACGGTCTGCTTCCTCATCCCCAACTTTCTTGCGCCATTTCACAAAGATTTCTTTATTGAAATGACTTGTGATAGAAGTGATTGAAACTAGTTTGAGTAGTTCTTCGTCATCAGTAACTTTATAATATCGAATACCATCTATAGTCTCCCGTTCAAGTTTCGGGAGAGTCACATCAATATGATTGAACATTAAAAACCTACTTCTATTTTCGCAAGGATATATTCTTTGACAAGTCCAGAACGGACAATATCATCAACACCAAATTCTATTATATCAATAGATGGCATTTTACGCAAGACATTCATAAAATCAACAATTCCATTACGTTCATTAGATTGTTGTAAATCGGACTGAGAAGCATCTCCACAAAACATAATCTTAGAGTTCTCACCAACACGAGTAATGATTGAATCAAGTTCATGTGCCGTGCAGTTTTGGAACTCATCTACAATCACAATTGCATTATCAAGTGTGGTGCCTCTTAAGAATGAGGTGCTCCAGAACTTAATTGTCTCCTGAGACTTAAGATTACCATAGAGCATCTCAAACTCTGCATCAGAAGGCATCTGGAACATATACTTTACCATATTCTTATAAGGAATCTGGTAGATGTCTGACTTATCTTCATAGGAACCAGGAAGGAAACCAATCTCCCTTGTAGCAACCAAAGAACGAACCAGATAGATTTTCTCATAAGGAGTTCTTTCATCAAGAACTTCACGAAGAGCATTATAAAGAGTGATGAAAGTCTTACCAGTACCAGCACATCCATAGGCAACAAGATGTTTGCCTTCTGCATATGCATCAAAAAGTTTTCTTTGATTGTCTGTTAAGGGTTCAATATCTAATAGATATTCATTTCCAAGTGCTTTCTTTTTCTTTGCTTGACGGCCAGCAAGATCTGGACCGGTTTGTTGATCATTCGTCCTTTTTCTTCTTGCCATATTAGGTAGGTTAGATTTTTTTTACTCTTGACCCAGGAGCCCTGCTTGATTTTTCAAGTACTTCGTTCCATCCTGGGTTTCGTGCGACGAGTTTATCTTTCCACTCACCCACCTCGCCAGGTTGGGCACATCCCTGCGACCAATCTCGTTGCCATTCAGAATTGTCCTGATACCACTGTGTGATGTCATGAACACTCATTTCAATCACTTTAGTCTCACCAGTTTCTTTATGAATAATCGGATAAATTGCCATCGTTTATAATAATGTGTATGATTATTTAGATTATGGACTCAAACGTGCCTTATGAAGTCTCTTCTCTTCATAATAACTAAAGATCTCAGGAACCCATTCTTTAATAATAGGAACCATACCTTCACAAAGTGCCCGAATCTCAAGTTGAGCATCCATCTTTGCACGGAGATCGAGAAAGTGTAGTGCTGCACGAAGTGAGAATGAAACTACAAAGTTCTGACGAATATTCTGTGGAAGATAATCTCGGAGATGCTCTTCTGCCATACCACGAGTATTAAATGCCTCTGCATACCTCTCAGATGCTGCCAGACAGAACTTTAACTGTCTTTCATAATCTTCCCTCGTCCATTCATACTTGTGCCCTTTACGGTCCAAATAGAGACCTTCTGGACGCACATAATAAACCTCTTGGGGTTTAAGGTCACCATTGGCAACTTTGAGCACACGACGACCAGTATAACGTTGCGACTGAACATCAAATGATACACCAACACGATGAGTTCGTGCCTGAACCATTACATTATGAACAAATCCAACGCAGTCCAAAGTAATCGCAGGATGCTCCAATGGACCCCAGTGGCCACGTTCATTTGCAAGTAACTGCTCAATAACCCATTTACCACATTCCTTTTCCGCTGGGGGAAACTTTGTATGAATAGGTTCTTCAGAGTAATCATTCTTTCCACCCTGATAAACAAGAGTTTGTGGAAGTTGTGTCTGCCGAAGCATCACAACTTTCATGTTTTGATCTAGTTCTAGAAGATCCTTTGCTTTAATAGGTCTCATTTCTTTCCAAATCCTTTGTATTCTTTTGAATTTTGCTTTTCTAATTGTAGCACAGAAAGTTGTGACTTCATAAATTGAAGTTCCTCACCAGAATACAAATAATCCTGCCTTAGTGCTTCCTTGATCAATTTAATTGCTTTTTTGTTTCTCATTCAGAATCCTCAAAAATTTCGTCGTAATCTAACTCTTTTGGTGTAATATCATCAAACTTATATGCCTGAGTATCAGAATATAATTCTGTTTTCAGGGAATCTACCAAGAGTTCTAAATTACGGACAATCAGTTTTAGTTTGTCTTTGTCCATTGGTTATAGTTCTCTCATATCATTCTACATAAAAAAAAGAGACCTGTCAAGGTCTCTAATGATTTATCGCATTGCCATTGCAAGTTTTGCTTGCTGCTTACGATTTTCTTTTTCTTTTTGTTGCTTGATTAAAATAAGTTGCCAGTTGTTTTTCATTAGGGTGCTCCTTTACTTTGTAGGTATTGGTGCGTTCCTTCGGTGTTCCTACTTCCGTTTGCTATTCGCAAATAGCAAATGAACGTCAGATTATTTATTGAATCAATTTTGTAACATTGGATACAATTTTAAAAACCTTCGTGTGAGAAAATTTTGGAGAGATTTTTTCCGACTATTTTGGAAATTACTTCCGCTTTTTCTTTTCTGGTGCTTTATAACCCCAGATTCTTGGACTCACTTTACCATAACCCCAGGCAATCTTCTGAACTGAACCGTGACCAAACTTATCAAAATATAAGTCAAAGATTTTTACTTTACTTCCACGGCAGAGGTCCATATAAGTCTCACCATTAACAATATAAGTTACGATATGAGCATCAAGAGGAAATGATGGATCCTTTAATTGTTGTAGGGTTGCTTTTTCTAAAAGTATTTCGCATCCATACTTAGAAGGAACGATAATACTTTGACTAGATTTATCCAAGACTACTTCCTCCTGTGCCTTTTTTACAACATCACGAAGTCTACTCACGAACGATTGCCCCAAGTAATATCGGGATAAGCTTCCGAAACAATTTCTTTTGTGATCTTATATCTTTCTTGAAGTTTTTTATCTTTCACCAAACAAAGAATCTCTGATTCAAGTGGATGCAGACCTTCAAGAATATTAATAAACATGGATTCACGACGAATTCTATTTAATCCATCATTACCACCTTTGAGAAAGTGATAGAAGTGCTTAAACTCTCTACGAATTGTGGATCGTCCCTGATTGTCCGATGCTCCTAATGATATAGAACCAGTTTCGTGCATTTTACGGATCTCTGCAGATACCTTATCACTCATCGAACCTTTGAATGATACTTGATCCTGATATCCGGAATAAGGAACCATTCCATCTGGAAGCATAGAAATCACAGTTTCATCAAAGTTCCAAATTAAAAGTGCCTTCAGAGAAGGGTGTTCATATTTTTTAAGAAGTTCAACTTTCTTGGCATTAGTTCTTTGCTTTGATACCAGGTTAAAAACCTCAAATGCAAATGGGTTAGGTGGTAGATTTTCATTTACCACCTCAACCTTTGTTACCTTAGTCGTCGTCTTCTTCTGTGTGGTCATAGTCATAATCTTCTTGTTCAAATCTTACTGAAATAATTTCTTGATCTATAAAATTACCGTCGTTATCATAAAACTCTGGATGATAGGCAATATGTTTAGCACCTTCTTGGTGTGTCATCATATACTCTCGGGCAACCCATCCTGCTACAATCCCCACTATGAGAAATAATACGGTCATAAACGAACCGAATACTAGACTAGTTGCTAACATTTTTTTTTCTCCGGGAAACTACTTTTTTCCTTGAAATAAAGGAAAATTCAAAATAGATGGTAGTCTCTCGGTTGAGAAAGCAAACCATCTTCTCAAAGATGATGTGAAAAGGTTTGGTCTGCTTCCTTTTTCCTCCACTGAGTATAAGTTCTACACCACGATTCATACCGTGGTAATCATTGTTATTTATGGTAGTATCAGACAATTTGCTTCTCTTTTAGAAACTTAACGGTATCTGTGCATCCACCAAGTTTTTGATCATCACAAAGAACTTGAGGAAATGTAGAACCTTCACCAAACTCTGAATAGAATTCGTCTTTGGTAAAATCTTCTCCCAAATTATACACCACAAAGTTGTTTCCTGTCAACTCTAGGATTTGTTTGACTTTATAACAATGTGGGCAATCTTCTTTGGAATAAACGGCAAAATTCATAATTGTTTAATATCTGTAATAATTTATATAAGAAAAAAGAGGAGATTTCTCTCCTCCTATTATACCACCACAATACCTTTCTCACCACAGAAAGGATCTTCATTTCCCAAAGATACAAGGAATGTTGAAGACCTTCATATTATATGGGATTTTGAGTCAGGTGTCAAGTAGCAAAAATATTCACAAAGTCTTCGGGCAGATTACAAGACTCTGCAAGAGTTGTGAATTCGGCAATTAATTCGGCAGGAACTGTGGTTGCGTTTTCAATTGCGGTCCAAGTATTCTCAAAATCTTGATAGTTTCCAGATTCAATAAGAAGTAGAGTTGCAGGAAGTGCCGTAGCTGCAACAGGTGCAATACCAATCAATTGACCAACAAAGGTATTGAGTAGAACAGAAGCAACCGCAGATTGCTTAAATGTATTCCAATCAGGACCACCAGGTGGTTGTGGTTGAGGTTCTGGTACAGGAATGGTTGCTACGATTGCATCAAATTCTTGTTTGGTGATAATCTCAAGACCTGGATCAACTTCGGTGATTAGAGTATTATCTGGAACCGTTGAAAGGCAATAATCAACTCCACGATCATCAGTTAACCAATAACGAACATCCAATCCTGAAATGCCAGGATGAGTTTGTAGGGAACCGTTTTGACCAGGTTCAGTTAGATATTCTCCATTACGAACCCAATAATGCTTTAAGTATTGCATTTCTCTAAACTTATAAGATCTTTGTATTATTTAGTTAACTCCATAAGTTTCTAAAAGTTCTTGATCTTCTTGTTCTTTAGTCTTTTGACCTTTGACTCGTGCCCAAGTAACAATCGAAAATCTCTCACCACTTATAACAGGATTGACACCATGCAAATAATTTTGATCTGATGGAAAGACTACAAGAAGTCCTGGTTTTGGTTTCACTTGAATATGAAGATCTGGAAATACAAAGTTTCCTCCCTCAAAGTCATCATTCAAGTATAAGACCAGTGATAAGTCTCTGTCTGTTGATTTTCTCCAGATCTTATCACCATTAGGAGCAACCCATATAGACCTACCATCAATATGAGGACTATAATGACCTCCAATACCATATCTTAAACACTGTGGAACCTCACTATCCCATACTTCAATATTGTAGAATGGATTGATGATGTGTTTTACAATATTCTTAAAGAGATCTTCAATCTTTGGAAATAAATCTTCAAAATCAATAATCTGTGTGTCTCTTATATTCTTATCGACTATCCAAGAAGTTTCTCCAGTCTCATTTGTTTTTTCTGGGTCAAAGACTGATAGATCTGTTTTTGATGAGTTCTTACAGTGCTGAAGAAGTTCTTCTATTGCTTCTGGTGTAAGAACATTCGGTTCAATCAAAACATTTGATAAAAGATTCATAATAATGAAAGTTGATATGAGTATTTATGAGGATGCTGCGTTGGTTGTTGAACCTAGTAAATATCTTGATGCACTTAAAGGACCTCTTATAGAATTTATAGTATCACTTGAATAATCTAATCTTAAAACCGCAGTAGAAAATCCAGAAACAATATACCCATATTGAGAAGTTCCTGTTGCCGCTCCCTTTCCTGGAGATACGATTAAATTTTGCCTTGAGGATGCAGTTGCTGTATCATTTGAATAATCAATTCTTATTGATAAAGAAGAACCATTGTATGATGCTGGTGCTCCCCCGCCACCAAAATAATATCCAAAATTTGAATTTCCTGTTGCAAATAGATATGCATCTGCTCTAGTCAATGGTCCTCTAATACTTGTTTTGCTTAAATCATTTGCATAAGTTATTCTTTCTATTGATGAAACTAAAGATGGACTTGATGAAGGAACGTCACCACCCCCAATATATCCAAAGTTAGCATTTCCAACTCCAGCACCATTAATACTCAATCTTGCAGCAATTAAAGGACCTCTTGCACTAGCAGTTGCACTATCATTACTATAATCTATCCTATCCACCGTAGAGAAATTTCCCGGTCCTCCTCCAGCAGCAAAATAACCAAAATTATCATTACCACTAATTGAAGCACCATAAAGATGGAATTGTGTTAAATTTCCTCTTCTTGATGCAATTGCTAAATCATTTGAGTAATCAATTCTTTCTACGGTAAGAGCATCAGCATATGGATACCCAGCAGAAACATAACCATAATTAGTATTTCCTGTTGCTTGAGAAGCAATTCTTAATACTACTGTAGGTCCTCTTTGAGATGCTGTTGCGGTATCGTTTGAAAAATCTATTCTATCTACTCTTGTTAAATAAACATTACCACCAATACCACCATTTGCAAAATACCCATAAGACCCCAGTACTCTCTTAAATGGCATATTAGAACTTAAAGTATTAGAATCATTAAAGGTAATTTGATTTTGTAGAACAGTTGGTAGAGGATTGGTGAAATAAATTGGAGCACCGCCATAAGCAAGTGGGGAGGTTGCTGCGAGTCTAGATTTTGCAGTTGATAGTGGACCTCTTGCGGAAACTGCTGCAGTATCGTTTGAGTAGTTGATGCGGTCTACTGTTGATCTATATGTTACTCCATCTGTTATTCCGCCACCAAAATAACCAAAATTAGAGTTTCCTGTTCCCGCTTGTCCTTCTTTATTAGAACTCAATGGACTACGAATAACAGTGTTAGAAGTATCATTTGAGTAGTCTAATCTATCAACAATAGATAAATTTGGAAATCCACCTCCAGCAAAATACCCCAAAACATTATTTCCAGTTGCTCCGTGTCCAAATTTAGCGCCACTAGAGAACGGATTTCTACTCAATGCAGTTGCAGTATCATTAGAATAATCTATTCTATCCACAAAACTATAAAATGAACCGCTTCTACCCCCACCAAAATATCCAAAATTTTGATTTCCAGTTGCTCTTAGGTTATGTTTACTGATAGTTAATGGTCCTCTAACTGATGCAGTTGAAGTATCTGTTGAGTAATCTATTCTATCTACCGTTGAAATGGGGTCTGGGTATCCTCCCCCATAATAACCAAAATTTGTATTTCCAGTAGAACCCATTAAAGATCTTGCTAAACTTAATGGTCCCCGTAGCACTGCGTTTTGAGTGTCGCTGGAATACTCTAGTCTTTCTACTGAAGATAATAATAATGCTTCTTCTCCAGCAAAATATCCAAAACTGCCATTACCCGAAGAACCCAAAGACCTTCTTGCTATGCTCAAAGCACTACGAACACCTGCAGTTGCAGTATCATTCGCATAATCTACCTTATCAATTGTTGCAAGATTATTGGTTCCATCAGTTCCACCACCAAAATACCCGGCATTAGGAACTGTGGGGAAGGTAAAGTTTGATGCGAAGGCAGATTGTGGAGAACCACCGAAGGATGCAGAGGAGGTTGCTGCCAAATATCCTCTTGCAGAACTTAATGGTCCTCTTACTGATGCCGTTGTTGAGTCATTGGAAAAATCTATACGGTCTACTCCCGAAAATGATCCAGGAGCACCACCACCAAAATAACCAAAATTAGAGTTTCCTGTTGCTGCTAGTCCATATCTTGCTTGACTTAATGGACCTCTTACTGATGCTGTTGCTGTATCATTAGCAAAATCAATTCTATCCATTGTTGATCTTGGACCAGGAAAACCACCACCAAAATAACCAAAGTTGAAGTTTCCTGTTGCTGCTAGTCCATATCTTGCTTGACTTAATGGACCTCGTATCAATACATTTATAGAATCATTTGAGAAAGTTATTCTTTCAACTCTATTCGCAAAACTGTATCCACCTCCAAAATAGGCATAATTTGAATTGGAAACTCCTCTTGCTGCAAAATTTACAGTAGTAGATGTTCTTATATTTAATCTAGTTTGTGTAACCAAATCATTAGAATAATTTATTCTTGATAGTAAGGAAGTTGATTCATTAACCGCACCATACCAAACATAACCATAATTTATATTTCCTGTTGCTGAACTCTCTCCTGCTGCTGCTATTAAATTACCACGTACAGATGTATTTGTTGTATCATTAAAATAATTTAGTCTACTTACAGTAGATTGACCTACTCCGTTAGAAATTCTACCTCCATAAAACCAACCGAAATTGGTATTTCCTGATCCAGATAATTGAAAAACTGCTAAATCTAAATTTCCTCTTACTGATGCAGTTGAGGTATCATTAGTATAATCAATACGATCTACTGTTGAAAATGCCCCACCTCCACCCCCAAAATACCCATACTCCCTATAAGATTCCCGTGTCTTATCGGCAACCAACCCGACAAGTTGTCTTTTTCTTATATCTCCAATTGAAAAAACTCCACGAGTATTAGTTTCTGCCATTTATAGAGATTACAACTACCTATGCTTTGAGTATTTAGGATATAGTCAAGTAATAATCATTCGTACAATTCTCTCTCCAATATTCCATTCCACTATACTTCTCTATAATACTCATACTCAAAACTTCTTCTGGTTTCTTACAAGTCTTTTTAATCGTCTTACCAACAGTGTGCATTCCTTCCAAGTTATACTGGAACAAATCATTCTCTGGATATTTGTTCTCCAAGTTCTCATAAGAATGCTGATATTTTTCAAGTCCCCAGAAGTCATATACTTCCCCCATTACCTCATCAGTTCTCTCAACCAAGTCATCATACTCAACAATCTTCAATAAGTTCTGTTCGTTTCTTCTAAAACTTTGTGCCAGTGCAAACAATGCCTGACCTACGATTCCATAATCACTCATCAAATAATCACAACGATTATCATCATTCACTTCAATCTTATTATCAATCAAGTACTGGTCTACGAATGAGACCTTATCACTATTCCTATGAATCAAACTAATAAAACTTGCTAACATTTCTGGAATACTTCTTACGGGACATACAATTCTTACATCCTCTTTAATGTAAGTTCTAAATCGTTCAATATTATTTGGAATTGCACGATTGAACTCTATGACTTTTGATTTACCTTCCTTTTTAAGAATTGGTTCGTAGAATAAATCCATCATATTAGAGAGTACATTAAAGCAAGACTCTGGTTGTGGTGATGCAAGTAACATCTCACTGGACTGAAAGTACTTATCTGTGTAATATAGAAGTTCTACTGATGGTGAGATTGGTCCTGAGTGTAATGAAGGATTTTGATTGAGAATTGAACGGAGTAATGTAGAACCACTTCTGGGTAGTCCAGCCATCATAAAATAATCAAATTTCATAAGTTAAAAAAGAATAATTGGACTAAACGACTTTGTGCTGGATCTTGTGGGCCAAAGTTAATATGATGACTATGATACATCCAAGACCTGAATAAAACTAAACGATTAAACTTTGGAGATACTTTAGCATAGGTCTCCCACTTATCCAAATCTAATCCATCACCATAAATGATTGATTCTCTTAACTCATCATAATGAGTATAACCAAAGATTTCTGCTTCTTCTTTGGTTCTAGGTGTTGAATCTATTTTGAGTGCTTTGTGTCTTGCAAAGAGTGTTCCTGAATTTGGATTTTCTTTGAGTTGTTCTGGTGTGGATAGGTAGCAAACTCCACCAAACTCCCAACCATTATCAACGTGATATTTTTGTAGTTTTTCGTTCTCTTGATCTGCAGTATCCCAAGAGTATCTAAAGTATCCAAAAGGATTTGATGGTTTGATTTGCCTTTGGAGTATTGATTCTATCTTTGATTTTAGAAGGTCTTCTTGGAAACCAGTTGTGCTGTTGGTTCCGGGATAGGTTGACTTTTCTTCTTTAGAGTATGTTGCAGATATTGCGTAGTCTCTTACTTCTTGTGGGTTCTCATGGAAATCGTCAGTGATAATAATAGAGCGTCTCATTGGGGTTCATTATGTTATGTTGGTATTTATTAGGAATTTCTGGCGTTGCTACTTGCCTGTGCCCCATTTGTAGCATATGGCAAGAAGCATCTAGTTGAAGTATTAACGGTATCATTAGAATATGTCATTCTTTCTATATTACTTAATCCTTCACCAAATCCCCCTCCACTATAATATCCAAAGCTTTGATTACCAGTCCCAGTTACTGATGTCTTTCCAAGAGAAAATGGGCTTAGACTTATATTACCTCTTAAACTAGCATTAGTAGTATCATTTGAAAAATCTAATCTTTGAATTAACGTAACATTTGACGGTGATAATGAAGGATTATTTCCACCAATCCAATATCCAAAATTATTATTATTACTCCCCCCACAAGAATTAACTTGAACTGCTAATTTTCCTCTATTGCTAGCAATAACATTATCATTTGAAAAATTTATTCTTCTGATAGTACTTGTATTTCCTGCTGCAATCCAACCATAAGGTATATTTGACAATCCATAATCACCAAATGAAACTGAATCGGTATTTCCTCTGGCAACAGGACTGCCAGTATCATTTGAGTAATTTAATCTTTCGATACGAGTAGTACCCCCTAATGTGGCAGGAAATCTATACCCTCCGCCAAAATAACCGAAATTATCATTATAAACAGTGAACCTTGAATAAGTACCAATTAAAGAACTTAATCCACCAAATAGTGTGGGATTTGTTGTGTCATTAGAATAATCAATTCTTTGCAAGTTAGTATTATTAACAGCAGTATTCATATAAGAAAAATTATTATTTCCTACACAGTTATAAAATGTTGCACTAGAAGCAACAATTAAACTTCCTCTATTTGAAGCATTTGCTGTATCATTTGAGTAATCTATTCTAGAAACATTTGTTCTTCCTGTATCAGTACCACCCGCAAAATACCCATAAGATCCCAGTGCTCTCTTCTTCACACTATAATTGGTAGTATCTTCAATTCTTCTCATTGACTGAATATCAAAGAAGGTTGAAGTTGCTTGGAAGTCCGTTGCACCACCGAATGCCGTTGGTGAGGTTGCTGCTACATAGCTTCTTGCGGAACTCAATGGTCCTCTTACAGATGCTGTTGCAGTATCATTTGAATAATCTATACGATCTACTATTGAATATAATGGACTTCCTGCTTGAGGAATTCCTCCGCCAAAATAACCAAAGTTAGAATTTCCTGTTGCAGTTAAATCTCTTCTTCCTTGTGATAATGGTCCTCTTGTAGAAACTGCAGTGGTATCATTAGAATAATCAAGACGATATATTATTGAAGTTTCTGCTGGTCCAACATATCCAGTAGAAAAATATCCAAAATTAGAATTTCCTGTTGCTGCTAATGAATATGCATTGTTTAATAAAGAATTACGATTTAATGCAGATGAATTATCATTTGAATAATTTATACGATCTATTGTTGATACTGCATTAGGTGCCCATCCACCAGCATTATATCCAAAATTAGAAGTTCCTGTTGCTGCTAGTCCATATCTTGCTTGACTTAATGGACCTCTAGGTAATCCTATAGATGTATCATTTGAATAGGATATTCTATCTACTGATGATAAATTAGCAGGAAACCCTCCACAAAAATAACCAAAATTAAGATTTCCTACTGCAGAATGTTGTGATTTTGATAAACTCAATACACCTCTAACCAGTGTTGTTGCTAAATCGTTAGTATAATTTATGCGGTCTATTATTGATGTGGTGGGATTACCACCACCAAAATAACCAAAGTTAGAGTTTCCCGTTGCTCCCATACCATATCTTGCTAGCGTTAGTCGTCCTCTTACTGATGCGGATGAAGTATCACTAGAATAATCTATACGATCTATTGTTGATGCACTTCCAGGAAGATTACCACCTCCAAAATACCCAAAGGGTTTTGGAAACACTCCGTATTGTGAGATTGGAGAACCACCGAAACTGTGGGAGGAGGTTGCTGCAATTGTTAAATCGACATTTGATAATGGTCCACGAACACTTGCGACCACTAAATCATTACTATAATCTATTCTATCAACAGTAGAAACTGCTTGACCTTGAGAACCTGTAGTAGATCCCCCAACAGAGTAACCAAAATTAGAATTTCCTGTAGAACCAGGCCACCAAAATTTTGGAAAACTTAAAGATCCTCTAATTGATAATAATGCAGTATCATTAGCATAATTTAAACGATGTGATGAAGATGTTCCCCAACCTGTTAAAAAATATCCAAAATTATTATTTCCAGTCGCACTAAAACTAAAATTAGAATTTTGTATATTACCTCTAGATAATGCTGTTGCACTATCATTAGAATAATCTATACGGTCTACTGTAGATCCTCCAGATGAGGCTTGTCCGCTCCCACCAAAATAACCAAAGTTGGAGTTTCCTGTTGCAAGTATACCTCTTGATATTGTTAAAGGACCTCTAATTGATGCTGTGGTATTATCATTGGAATAATTTATTCTTTCTGTGGTAGAAATATATGCAGGTGTAGCACTAATAATTCCCCCCGCAATATATCCAAAGTTAGAGTTTCCTGTTGCTCCTGTAAACAATCTTCCAATTGTTAAACCCCCCCTAGATAAAATATTAGTATCATTAGAATAATCAATACGTTTAATATCCGTTATATTATTAAATCCAGATTTATTACCTCCCATAATATATCCAAAATTAGAATTGCCTGCCCCACCACTATAATATTGATTTATACTCGCAACTCTTCTATTTGTAGTTGTTGTATCGTTTGAGTAATCAAGTCTATTTAATGGTCCACCAATTCCTAGAAAATACCCATACTCTCTATAAGATTCTCTATTCCTATTAGGAATATCTCCACTTAAATCTTTATTATAATAAGTGCTTAATGAAAATACTCCAGAATTATTAGGCATTATAACCAACAAAGATTCTATTATTGATTATTTAGTTTCTGGATCTCTATCAAGAACTTTCTACAATCACTCTCATTCCCATAAGAATGAAACAATCGAGCATCAAATAAAATCAATCGATTATATTTCACAAAGTAATTCATATAACTTTCCCAGTTTTCTTTCTTACTTACATCATAAGATTTCTCAACCTCTTCCATACTCTGTAATCCCATCCATTTCATTTTAGTTTGATTTGGAAGTTCTTCATCTTGTGTTTCTTTGTGCATCCAAAAGGAAACACCAGTCTTATTCACACATTCTGTTGGAAAGTCAAGATACAAAATACCAATATAATCAAAGTTATAATTTGCCGTGATTTCTGTTTCGGGAATATTGATTGCTGCCGGAATGATCGAAGTATTGAATTGAAGAATATGAGAGATCTTATTTGAGATCTCTTCTGTTGGTCCTAATTGATTGGAGTTTTTATAAATCAAAGGTTCGTCAAGAAAATTATCGACGATTATAATTTTTTGCTTCATCTCAAAATCTTATTCTTCTACAATTCCTTTGATTTGTGATTGAGTTTCTGGGGAACCTTTGAGATTAAACTGACGGAATGCTTCCATCTTCTGTTCCACAAGTTTTCTGCGTTCTTCTGGATTCAAGTAATTACCTGCACCCAGATCAACACCCATTACATCCTCATAACCACGAATCACATTCTGTTCCAGTTCACTCACAAACTTCATACGACCTTCTTGTGAAGATAGTGCTTCTCCAAGTGATGGGAATCCTTCGTTGAATTGATTTCTCTTATCAATCAGTGCAGGAGCAGTAGATCTACGGACACTGTGAATATTACCAATACTACAACCAAGTTGCGATCCTAAAACTTCATCAAGCATCTGCTCACTGAACCTCGACTTCCAATAATTCTCTTCGTTGGCAAGGAATTGTTCTCTGGAAACTGGTTGTCCACCATTTCTTTCTGTAAGTTCTGCAAGCATCTTATCAAGGTGCTCCATTTGATAAAGACGATCACGAACCTCAAGCTCACTGGATCTTAAGAAATGCTCCAGTTGCATTTGATCTAGATCGTGCCAACAGAGTTTCTTACCACCACCTCCTGGACCACCACCAGTACATTCCCACTGAATTGGTTTTGTCTTATCTTGATCTTGCCACTTATAATCAAACTCTCTTACCTTCTCCTGCATTTCAAGCAGTTTTGTCATGAGTCCCTCTGCCATCTGCCTACGAGACTTCAATACACTCTCATAAGCACTCTCAAGAGTATAAGTCTCTAGTAGTGCAAACTTTTCTAACTGAAAGTTTGTGCGTCCCTGTGCGAGTTCCTTATCGATCTCGTGATACTTATAAACATTCTCAAATGCTTTACTCAAATATTCACCTGATTTATCACCGACTGCTTCTTCTACGGTTCTAAATCCAAGACTATTTTCTGGTAGGATACTCATAAGATCTCCAAGTGTTTAATGTTTTTCAACTACAATATTTAGTATGATTAAAATAACTTTGATTTCTGGTTTCCACTATATCCTCCACATAAGTTTCTCCAGTTCTAGAAATCTTATTCCTCATAAAGTCTCTACCAAATCCAACACCAGAGGTGTCTGTATGCCCTTCCAATCCCCTTATAAGATCTTTCCACATAATACTAATACTTTTCCAATCATAAGACTTCACAACCCAATCACTACAAGATTTAGAAACCTCATCATAAGTCTTTCGATCTTTATCAAAATAATCGAGTGCTATACAAGTTGCCTCTGCAAATCGTTGAACAAATCTCTCACTTACCTCATAACCTTTTGGTGTTCTGTTTCCTTCAATTGGAATCACACTTGCAAGATTTGGACCAGCAACTTCTTCTAGGGCACCAATATCAGTAATAATAGGATAGGCACCACAACGCATTGCTTCACACATTGCAACACCAAAAGTCTCTTCCCAGATACAAGGACTGATAAAGAATGCAGATTCTTGATAGTGCTGAATGAGTTGTTGACGATCAATTGCTCTTGAATAATAAACATTTGGAAGAGTCTTGAGATGCTCATAGAGTTCAAGAAATGGATCATTCTGTGGTCCATAAAGACTCATAGAAGAGAAGATCTTAAAGACTGCATCAGGATGATATTGATGCACCAAAGGAATGACTGCTGCAAGAACCGGAAGTGCCTTATAAGGAATTGAAGTATAGATCAGTTGCTTTTTCTTTTGATTAGAATAGGTGTATTGTGAATCTACACCATTTGGGATTATGGATATTTTATTTTCTGGAACTTTGTGAAATTGTTGTAGAGTTTGTTTCGCAAAGTTTGAGGGTGCTACGATATGAGTAATATAGTCGTGAGAGAAGTTATGATAAACTTGTTGATCGTATGCGTGATGAGCCCACAAGATTTTGATTGGTTTTTGTGAATCTTTAAGTTCTTGTGGAAGATGAGAAACTATGATGTTATCTGGGAATGTATAATATTGCTTGAGATATTCATATGCAGTTTCAGTTGCACCTGATATAGTCATAATGAGTGATAATGTAGTTTTTGATATTTATGAGGATCTTGCGTTGGTTGTTCCTATTGACAGTGAAACATATGGAGCATTTGTCTGCCTTATACTTGCAGCAACCAAATCGTTAGAATAATTTATTCTTTCAATTTTAGAACTTCCTTCTCCCATAGAAAACCAACCATATGTTTCATTTCCTGTTCCTGCAAAATAATTTTTCACTTCGTTTAATGAACCTCTTGTAGAATTTGTTATCAAATCATTTGAAAAATCTATTCTTTCTACTGAAGTAACTATAACTCCATTTGGAGCACCAGGAACTCTACCACCAGCAAACCAACCATAGTTACTATTATATGATGTTGCATATCTTCCCCTTTGGACAGTCATTTTTCCTCTTAATGGTGTGGTAATTATATCATTACTAAATGAAACTCTATTAATAATTGTTGTATCACCTTCAAAAACTCCATTAGTAGTGACACCAGATGCACCACTACCAAAATATCCAAATGTATTTCCAAAAACCATACCAGACATAGAACTTCTTGCCAGAGATAAACTTCCTTTGGTTATAGCAGTATTCAAATCATTTGAAAAATCTAACCTATCAACTGTGCTTTTAAAACCCACACCATTTTGGAATCCTCCCCCCACATATCCATAGTTATTATTTGAAAAAGAACCTGATATTGCTCCTCTAGATACACTCAAGCTTCCACGAATAGAAGATGATGAAGAATCATTACTATAATCTATTCTTTGAATTAATGATGTGGATGGATAGGAAAATGCTCCACCACCGGCAGCATATCCATAATTATTATTTCCAAATCCACACATAAATTCTTGTGTAGAAAGATTCGCAGTTAGAATTGGTCTAGTTACTAGTGTTGTGTCATTTGAAAAATCTATTCTATGAATATTAGAATAAGTAAATCCTCCATAAAAATACCCATAAGACCCTAATACTCTCTTAAATGGCAAATCTAAAGTATTAGAATCAATCCACTGTGTTGCTGCACGAATATAAGAAGGAAGTGGGTCCACTGCGGTATTTGGAGCACCTCCGTATGCTTGTGAGGATGATGTTGCTAGTTGCCTTTTACTTTGAGATGCTTTGCCCCTAACAGTTGCAGTTTGGGTATCATTAGAATAATCAACACGATACAAATCACTAAAATTTACTGCACCATCAAAACCAAGTCCAAAATATCCAAAGTTAGAATTACCTGTTGCTACAACTTGTATGGATACTGTGAGTGGACCTCTAACGCTTGCGGTTGAGGTATCGTTTAAATAATCAATACGATTTACTATTGAAGAGTTAGGTGCTCCTCCAGCAACATAACCAAAGTTATTATTACCAGTAGAACCAAAATTAGAAATACTATATGAGAGTGGTCCACGAACTGATGTATTTGTAGTGTCGCTTGAATAGTCTAAACGATCTACTGTAGAAAAATATGGTGGCGGAGAAGGAGTTCTTCCTCCCATAAAGTAACCAAAGTTAGAATTTCCTGTAGCAGTATGTCTATATCTAGCGGCACTTAAAATAGATCTAGTAAGTGCAGTTACAGTATCATTACTGTAACTGATACGATCTATTGTTGATAATACTGGAGATGAACCGCCACCAAAATAACCAAAATTGGAATTGCCCGTTGCTCTAGTTTCTCTTGCTATACTTAATGGACCACGATTTGATGTAGATCCAGTATCATTTGCATAATCTATACGATCTACTCTTGATACTAATCCAGGTGCAGCAACACCACCGCCAAAATAACCAAAATTATTATTACTTACACCTGTTGGTTCATAAATTGTAGACTGTAAAAATGTTCTAACTACGGCAGTATTTGTATCATTTGCATAATCTATACGGTCTACTGTTGATATGTCTGTAGGAGAAGAATTAACACCACCAGCAAAATACCCAAAAGGAGCAGTGGAAGTCCAAGGTGCTCCAAGATACGAAACAGGAGAACCACCGAATGATCCCGAAGAAACAGAACAACCATAAGCGGTTCCTATATTTAATGGACCTCTAAATGATGCATTTACAGTATCATTAGAATAATCTATTCTTTCTACATCACTTCTACCGTAATATCCACTTGGTTGGTAATTAGTACCAGCACCAAAATATCCAAAATTTGAATTTCCACAAGCAGAACCACCCCACCTACCACCATTTAGAGGACCACGAATAGAAGCATTTGCCGTATCATTTGCATAATCTATACGACATATTGTAGTTCTTCCTGTGGGTAATGCAGCACCACCACCATAATATCCAAAGTTATTATTTCCAGTTGCTTCTACGCCACCATTAAAACTTGGAATAGTTATAAATCCTCTAAATGATGGAGTGATATTATCATTAGAAAAGCTTATTCTTTCCACTGATGTTAAATTATTTCCACCACTAGAAATATATCCAAAATTTGAATTATTAGATACTGCTGGTTTTTGTCTAGCAATAGTTAAAGATGCTCTTGTTACTAATGGAACTAAATCATTTGAATAGTCCATTCTATCTACTGATGTTAAATAAGTAACATTTGGAACCAATTGATAATATTGCAATCCCCCAACCCAATAACCAAAGTTATTATTTCCAACACCGCTATTACTCTGACGACCAAAAGGTAAGTTTGCCCTTCTTGAATGTGTAGTATCATTAGAATAATCTAATCTTTGAATACCAGAGTAATCCACATAACCAGAAGAAAAATATCCAAAATTTTTGTTTCCCACAGTCCCAGAACGATGAACGAACATTCCAGTATTTCTAATTGTAGCAGTTGCAGTATCATTAGAAAAATCTACTCTATCTAGAGGTATTGACTCACCACCAAAATACCCATACTCCCTATAAGATTCTCTATTTCTTTCTACCCACTGCCCTTCCTTTTGGAGTTCGTAAACCTCACCAATACCAAAGATATTAGTTCTAATGTCTGCCATTACTTCTCCTCAAAAAGATGTGAACCTGTATGAGATAAATGAATACTTGTATCCAACCAACACTCATAACCTAAACTTCGTGCTCTCCAAAAGAAACTAATGTCTTCTGGCATAAAGGTAGGTCCATTCTTATGTTCCAAAAAGTAATGATATGAGTTATGATATTCTGCCTCACTTGGTTTTACATTACTATCATCAAGTGAAGGATAATACTTCAACTCTGGATAAGCAGCTGCAATATCATAAAACACCTTACGATGAATCATTACAAATCCCATTCCATTATGTTCTATCTTTATCAAATCTCCTTGACGTTCTTCTGGTTGAGAAGTCTTATAATTATATCTCAAGGGAATAGATTTCATAGGATAAGGTGCGGCAGTAATATCCTTACCAGAACTCAAAAGTTTTAATACTGAAGTAGGATCAAATCCAATATCACTATCAAGAAAAAATAGATATTCGTGATCTGTGTTATTTAGAAAGAAGTTGGCAATCTTACTTCTTCCTTGAGAAATTAAAGATGAGTTTGCGACTGTAAATAATCCGTGAGATATTCCTTCTCTTACAAATAACTTTCCAAGATTAAACAAACTCATCGTGGTCTTTTCGCAAACCACTCCACCATAACAAGGTAATGCTATAAAAATACTCATTATTTTAATAGATAATTTTTCCAGATAAATCTACGTCAATTGTGCTTGCAATATTTGCATCAATTCCAACCACATCACATTCGACAACAAGAGAAGAATATCTTTCCAATCTCTTTGGGTTATCAAAAAGTTCTACAGATGCATACGAGGGAATCATTAGATTTCTTGCAAAATAAACCGAATCATATCCCAATACAAAGAATGTAACACCAGTTCCTGCTGCAATTGAAAGTGGAGTTGTTTTAGAAATCGTAAATGAAGTAGATCCAATTGCAGTAATTGGTGATCTATCTATAAAAGTTCCAATGCTTACAATACTGTTAGTGGTAACTACGGTGCTGTTAATGCCACCGGCAACAAAGAATGTTGTTGCACTAGCTGCTGCGGTTGATGCAAGTGAAGCAATTGTACGGTCACTAACAATTCTTACAGAAGTATCATAGTCTCCCACAAACTCTGTATTTGTAAGTCTTAGTGATTGTAGAAGAATTGGATTGGTTGTTGCACTGAGAAGTGTTGTAGATACATTCGTTCCCAAACCAATTGTAGAACCAAGTGCAGTGCTCAGTCCAACAAATGCAGTGGTGTTCTCCTCCTCCAATGAAATATGAACATCTACGGCATTAGAAAGACCTGAACCATATACATCCACACCACGAATATGAATTGAATCACTTGGATATAAGACTGATGGTTGCTTTAGAATCTCTACAACACTACCAACAGGAATAGGAACATCAAAGGCAATATAAGCATCAATTGTATTTGCCGTTCCAACTGGTGCTCTACGATACATTACATCCACACCGACTTCTGTTTTTGCAAGTCCTGGTTGTGAAATATAAACCTCATTCTCCTCACTGTTTCCATATTGATTTAATTTAGAATATCCATAACCTCTATTGAGAAGATTGAGTCTAATTATTTTTCCATCACTATCCACATCAGCAGTAATAGATACTCCAATTCCTGATGTAGAAGCAATTGAAACCGATGGCGGAGTCGTATAACCTTCTCCAGAAACATTTAAGTATGCAGCAGTGACTTCTCCAAGTGTTAATACTGCTGTTCCTGTTGCTGTTGATCCACCTGCAGTTGGTGCTCTAAAGGTCACCACAGGGGCAGAAGTATAACCAAAACCACCATATGTAACTGCAATACCCGTTACTCCGCCACCAGAAACTGCAGTAACATAACCCAATGCACTCGTAATACCGGCATATGCAGGATCACCCACTGTCCCCACACCAATAAAACTAGTTGTTGCGAAAGAAACATTTAGATTTGTTGGAGATCCAATATCTGCAACATCATAACCAGTTCCTGCACTTGTAATATTTACAGAAGTCACAGCACCGGCAAGAGAATTGATAGCAACTGTTGCTCCTGCCCCTGTCGGTTGTCTTCGTGCCGTATTTGCTACATTGATTGAATGAACAATATATCTCTTATTTGCCGTTGATGGTAATGTAACAATAGGAGTCAATACACCAGTTGGGGATGCCGCAATACTTCTTGAAATATTTGCATTAAACTTACCGGATCCACTACTAATATCATCAACCTTTAATCCACCATAAACCTCAAACTTATAATTTGACTGAGAGAATCCTGTGGTTCCAATACCTACTTGATATCCTGGATATGATGATAAGAATACATTGCCACTTGGATATGCTTCAATAATTGGAATACTATACCTATCATTTACCGAAAATGAAGGAGATGTTTCTGGTGCATCTACAAGGGATAGCATCTCACCATTTGCACCATAAAATAATAAACCACCAGTAGAAGCACTGGATACTTGTAGAGTAATCGTAGAATTACCTGCACCGGTAAACTCAATCTTTGGATTAGTTCCTACACCAGTAGCACCTATATTTGGAGTAATTTTAATATTATTAAACTGAGACATCTCTACTCTACAATATGAATATTAGTATTTATCATCAGGCAAAGACTCTATTGGGAGTTTTTGTTCTGCTTCTTCTTGTGAAGTGAATTTGAGAAAATATTGTGTATACATTTTTATTTAATGAGTTGTTATAACCAAGATTGTTGTCAATTTGATTATCGGGTGAGGGCCTGGAGTTGAGCGTCGGCAAGTCGGACGGGGTAATAGGCGAGGCGGGCGATGGGATTATTAAGCGCCTGTGTCCCATTGAAGCGAGCGCCAATGACGACTTGCTGTGCCCCAAGAACTGGAATTGCTCCACTTGTATCTGGAGTGCCAAGAACGTTATTTAATGCAAACGAGAAATTATTTACCTTGTAGGCATACGCGGCATTTACTGTATTGACAGAGTATGTGGATGAGACATCTGCAACAGTGACATTGGAGACTTGCGTAAATCCACCAGCGATTGTGGATGTAGCGTAAATTGCGTGTCCGCTAGCCCCTGACCCACCGGTTGCATTAGTTCCTATATCTACAATGTAAACAGTGGAAGTAACGGGCATATTCTTAACCGATGCAATTACCGTCCCCTCATCCTGCCGATACCAACTCGAAAAGTTAGTCCCCGTCATGCTCGCCACATCAGCAGCGCGGGTGACGGTGGCAGAAGTGGTGGGGATGTAGGAGGTGGGGAAGGAGCCCTGCTCTACCTGATACCCCCAGATTACAAATGTTTCCGTGCCATCGTGGGCATATGTATTCGTCAATGGATTCAAAGAAGAACTATTGCTGGCAACAATAGTCCAGATGTCTCCAGAAATACATGACACCGAAATGCGATAGTAACCGTTAGGAAAAGGTGTTATTGAAAATCCAGAGTTAAATCCACTTCCAGATACAACCGTTCCAGTTCCTAAGTCAAGATCAAACCGATAGTTTGGGGAATAATTGCCATTGTTCTGATCACCGCACCAAATGTACCTTTGATTAGTTTTTTTTACAAACCAACTTCTTGTGTAAACAACACTACCGCTGCTTACAAAGTTTTCTCCAAGCCTTGCTCGCAGTGTTCCCGCTGCTGCGGTTACAAGCGATGCGGTGGAGTCACCAGTGGGGCTGGTTTGGCCAGACGCGACAGTTACGTTTTCACTCCAAGTCCAACCAGTTGTAAAAACAGTAGAAGCTGTCCTTAGGTTCGTCCTCGCCTCCTCCACCAACAGGCCAAGGCTTTCCCCCGTCGTCGGGTTGTGATCGAATCGAGGTTCATTCGCAATAGCAGTCTTAATTAATCCATCAGCACCCACATAAGTGCCAGTAGAACTTCTACTAAAAGTTATAAGATTTCTACCAGTTAAAGTATCAATAAGACTCTTGTTCTTAGCAAAGTTAAGGTCTAGTGTAGGTCTTCCGTAATTTGCACCGTATACAATTGCCATATATCTTTTTGTTTTTATTTAGTGAGTTGTTATAACCAAGATTGTTGTCAATTTGATTATCGGGTGAGGGCCTGGAGTTGAGCGTCGGCAAGTCGGACGGGGTAGTAGGTGAGGCGGGCGATGGTGCCGGAATAGTCATAAGACGTGCCACCGCCTAAATAATTACCGATTACAAAGCTGGTTACAGCAGGAACTGTCCCAGACGTGTCCGACGTTATTGTTCCCCCATTGGCCACAACTGCAAAATTATTTAACTTGATAGCTGCTGCTGTTTTAACGTTAGCGACAGAAGAGTATGTGGCAAAAGATTGGTTATTTACCTGAATAGAGCCCCCATCCACAACTTGATAGGTCAAGTTATTTGCAGGATATACCAATACTGTTGCTCCATTACTAGAACTGCCTTGCAGCGTCCAGTAGGCACTATTAGACACGGAATTGCTAATGCCTTGGCAAAATACCGTCCCCTCATCCTGCCGATACCAACTTGAAAAGTTAGCCCCCGTCATGCTCGCCACATCAGCAGCGCGGGTGACGGTGGCCGTTGTGGTGGGGATGTAGGAGGTGGGGAAGGCGCCAAGTTCCATCTGAGCACCCCAGGCGTAGAAGGATGCTGCTGTTGAAGGGTTGGATCCATAGATGCCAAACGCATTGCTGCCAGATGCGGTTGTATAAGTTACGCGAGTCCAAGTTGTTCCAACAGTATGTTGAACTCCGCCATAATCACTTGGATTTCCAACTCTTACTGTTACAGTTCCGCTGACAGCTTTGATCCAAACAGTTTGGGTAACCGTTCCTGCGCCAACAGACAAGGACTTGGTAACCCTCGTATCAACTGCTGGAAATGTTATAAGTGCAGCAGTGTTGGTCCCATCTGGAGCAGTAGCGGCATTTGCTGTGATTGTAGATCCGTTATAAGTAGACCAATTCGTAGCATCAATCACGCTATAAGTGACTACGTTCGTCCTCGCCTCCTCCACCAACAGGCCAAGGCTTTCCCCCGTCGTCGGGTTGTGATCGAATCGAGGTTCATTCGCAATAGCAGTCTTAATTAATCCATCAGCACCCACATAAGTTGCTTCTCTTGCTGTTTGGGATCTAGTAAAAGTAACAAGATTTAGACCACTTACGGTATCAATAAGACTCTTATTCTTGACAAAGTTAAGGTCTAATGTAGGTGTTCCGTAATTTACTCCATGTATAGCAGACATTTTATTTTATCTCCTCAATACTCCACATCTAACTTAGCAACATCTTTTCGTTCCCCAAGTATCATAAAGTAACAATCAATTTCACCACCAACACACTCAATCTCTACTGTGTTACTTGATATTCCAACAACACTATGTAACTTACCATTCTTTGGAGTAAGATTCACAGTAATACTTTCATCATCAACCAGACCAGTCCAATAATCTGGTAGAGGTATACTAGACTCTGTTGTTTTGCCACGAACATAAACACCATTCTCAGGTCCTTCAAGTGAACCGTGTCTTAAGGTCAGTCCTGGTTTTGTTGGGTGAGGAATGGAGAATGACTTGGTAGTAGCACCAAAATCACCAACAACCTGTAGTTTATATTGTGGAATTGCCGTCCCAATACCAATCCTACTATTAACAAGAACAAAGTCGGTATTAAAACCAATACGATTCGCAGGCATCTATTTCTAATATCTTTTCTTATTTCTATTTATTACTGCCAGAACTCTAATTTTAGACCATCATAATACTTCACCAATTCCTCACCAAGTATCTCTTCTGGTTTTGGACTAGTTCTACCAAGTTTCTTTCTTACATCGTGGAGTCCTTGAATACCATAAGCATCATCATTCTCTGGTGATGGATTACTTAAGTTCTCAAAGTAATGTCCAGAATAATATTCTAACTCACAGAACTCATAAACCTTCTTCAGTGTTTCTTCTGGGGAGTTTACAATCTCTTCATAATCAATAAAACACAAATGTTCTCTTTGAGTTTCATATCCAATCTTTAAACTCTTCCAAGGAACACTCACATAATTCTCCCATAATAATCTACATCTTGTTTGATTATTGACTGGTTTATTTGTATTCATCAGTTCTCTATCAATATAAGTAATCTTTTTTGACTTATTAATGATAGAAACAAAGGATGCTAAAACTTCACTGATTCTTCTGGTGGTGCAGATGATCTTTGGAGTTGTCTGAAATGTAGATTGAATATAAGAACCATACTTTGCCCAAGACCTATGCTTCTCTAATACAATCGGTTCTTTGATATGCTGATAACACCCAGAAATAATACCTCTTTCTATATTTGAGTATTGTTCTGGATGTGTATTTGTCTGAAATGTTGATACCTGTTTCCAAGTTGGTTTAGTTGCTAGAAGTAAATCTAACAATGGACTTGTTGGAGTGGTATGTATAGTTGGATTTTGTGAAATCAAAGTAGCAAAAACGGTGCTCCCACTACGAGGAACACCGCTCAAGAAATAAAACTGTTTCATTCTTGGATTTCTTCAGGTTGTTGTGTTGTTAGAAACTCCAGGAAGTGTGCAAAGTTTCCCATCCATACTTTACTTCCAATATGAGCACAGGTTGCATTTGGATTGATCCAAATATCAAACTCAAGTTCTTTCAGTTTAGTGCAAAGGTAAATATCTTCTCCAACAAACTCATTATAACTTGTTGCATACTCACAAATCAACTTAAGTTCTTTTCCTCTAAACAATGTAGTTGGATTTGAGTTCCAGAGTGCTTCTAATGCCTTTCTGGAAAGTTTAAGAAATCCGGTTCCTACTGCATCAACCTTAATGTTTCCTTGTTCGTCTTTTTCAATTTGATCAATACCTTTAAGTTTTACATTAAAGTTTCCTGGTTCATCAGTTTTTGATACCACAGGAAGACCAATTACATCGTGCTGGGAGTTAATAACATCTAAAAGTGCTCTTGCAT